TTCAAACCCTAAATCTTTCTATCTTGCAGTCTAATCCCAACCCATCCGATGTCAGTCCCAGACATCGCTCACTTTCGGATCCCCGCTATCATGACCGCATTCGTTCGTAGAGTCGAGGTTCGCCCGCTACGCGAGTAGGAGAGATAGACCGAATTTGAGTATTCTCGGCTGGTTATTCTAGCGGGTCGCGCCGCATCGGAGTATTCCAGTATCGTATTAGCATAACCTGTTTTCCGTTGGGCTGAGCGGGTGCGATGAAGCTCTGTATTTATACTAAACAACGGAACACCTGTTCTTCCTTTTATGTAGGTTGATCCCGCCCTTACGGTCCGTTTCCTGAAAGCTGTGAACATGACACTCACATTATTTATTGCAATGTGTGAGACATGGCAGCCCGATACGCTTGGGTTAGCGTGTTAGCCTACCTAGCAGGGTGCTTAGTTGCTAGGAATCCGGTGTGCCGGCGGAGTGCGGTTTAAACAATTTTATCTTTCATGAATTTATTATTATATCAAAATGGCTGCCTTTTAAATGTTTTCGTTTTGTGCTCAATCAAAGATAAAATTATCTAACAACGTTCTTTTCTGACTATTATGTCAAGCTCTAAACCCGGTTTTTCCGATATTTTCATTAAAAACCATTCTGAGGCCCCCAAACCTCAACCTTTACCTACATCAATAGCCAAAACTAAGATCGTCCCCAGTTATAACGCCGTCCCTCCTCCAGCGAAGTTAGTTTCCCGTGATCGTAGATCTCCTTTTGTCCACTCCGGCGCTTACAATTCAGTTGGTGCCCGTGAAGTTCAACTCCCTTTTCCCAAAATTAATTTTGTTCCTGGAGACACTGTCCACGACATTTTAGAGATTACCCCCGGAAATTTTAAACACCAACCTGGCTCGAGTAAGGCCGATTTATCTGCCGAGTACCGAAACGGTTTCAAATACGTTCGACCCATTGAACCCTCATTCCCACCGGGTGCAACACCCTCAAGGAATCCACTTTTTAATCCCGGAAACCAGTCCAAATACGTCGGTACAGACGTTACAAGTTACGGAGTTCAAAACCGAGAAGCTGTCAACAGGGCTAGAAGTGTTTTCGAAGAAAATATCAACGAAAACGTTTCTCGTAAACAACAACTCAAACCTCGGAAACTCGACGGAAACCAAAGATTGGGAGCCAATTCAACAGTGGGCTCGGGACGTACAACAGTGGGAACCAATACTACCCGCCCCCTTACCTCGGCGCCCTTCACTACCGAAGCGAATTTGGAACAACAAAAGAAATCCTTTTCACTTTCGAAAGCTCAGTCAGTAGCTTTTGGTGCAGGCAACGTAGCAGCTACCGCCAGTACTGCTATCTGTAATTATTACAAGACCTTCCCCAAGATCAGTCCTATTGGCACTGGAAGTGGTGATTTCTCCCCTTGGGATACTCGTGCTGACCAAATAGAAGCTAACGACCGAAAAGCTCAGTTAGACGCCAGCAAACAGAACCAGAAAGCCGAAAGGGTTAACGGAATAGTACAGACCGGCATTTCCATCGCCGAACTTGCTCTCCTTTTCCTATGACGGAACCCGTTCAGACTGACGTAGGCGGGCTCGTCACCGCTCGTGAGGAGGTCCATGATTTGGACGTCGACACCACAGCCATCTTAGCAACCAATGATGGCACTACCATCCCCGATTCCACTGCCCCGGAGCGAGATAACAACTGGACCATTTCAGATGTCATCTCAAGAGACTATCTCGTTGGCAAAGTAGAGTGGAGTGGTGATATGGAGATAGGATCTTATCAGCGATTCAGCATTTTAGACCTTCTGAACGCGCATGGCCCCTTTAAAGAAATGGCTCGCTCTTTTGATTATTTCAAATTTGATTCCATGAAAATTGAGCTTCGTTACAACATGCCCATGACTGCCCAAGGCCTCGCTAAGGTCTATTACCAGCCCCCCCGATTGGATTTGAGGTACGATAATGACGATGCTTATACAGAAGTCACGTCACGCACCATCGACGGAGCTATGTTCTCACTTTGTGAGTCCGTCCAGCCTGTAGTCCATGTTCCGTGGCCCCTGCTTGTCCCTTTCATTATCCTGCACACAAAAACCGAAGTCAACACCATCGGCCAGGATAGGAAATTGTGGGGTGATTTCATCTTCATGGTTTTCGGACAACATCGAACCCCACCAGGCGAGAGTAGTACGATTACCATGCAAATGTATATTCGTCTCGAGAATCCATCCTTCTCAGTTCCGATTTCGCCCTCAAATATCTCCCTCATTTATGATGTTCCCTTTGATCCCACCCCCGTTCCCCCGGATCCAATTCCCGACCCCACCCCTAGTAGTAGCGGTGTTCGAGTCGCCCAGGGAGCAGAGAAGGTTGTGTACACTCCCAGTACCAGCCGGTTCGAAGCTCCAGACGATACCGATCCCATCCTCGGTAACGGATGCATTAGATTTGCCCGAGAGGATGTCAACACTGCTGAGTGCTCTACCAGCGTAGAGTTCCTGAAACGACAACCAGGATATCTCGGTACTTTTAACATCAAGAGAACCGATGCACCAGATCTTCCTTTGTGGCGATGTCCCGTTACACCAGTCGCTGTAGAGAACATGACTTTTGATGGTTGTGCTCTTGTCAGCTATTTATCAGAACTCTGGTACGGAGATATGGAATATGAATTCTATATCAGCAAATCTTTTCTCCACACTTTCACTCTCAAATTTGTGTGGCAGCTGTCTGGATCTCAACCCACCTTGACTCAGGGCTCCGTTTCCATCAATGAGTCCGTAACCTTCACTGGATCTCGCGCCTACAAGTCTATTAAAGTCCCTTGGCAACAGTTGGACTATTATGGACGCACACGTGCTACTGCAAAGAACGGCAGAAGCGCTCAGGGAAGAATTAACGGCTTTCTCCACGTCATTCTTGAGACGCCACTTATGCTCCCAACAACTGGAGCTACCTCCATCGATATTTCAGTGTGGAGGAGAGGAGGCACAGACCTGAAATTTTTCTCACCATTTTGTGCCCTTGATGGGTTTGTGACAGTGGCCCAAGGGGTCGGCGATCAGGAGACAGTTGAGAATGTTGGCATCACACCACCGTCAACATTAGGTTCAGCACTTATTGG